GCACACGACTAAGGTGTCTACTGCTAAAAAAGCAGGCGGTAAGTGTAATTACTAAGATTGCGCGGGGGTTCGCCCCCGCCTTCTTAAATTTTGGAGAATGAGATATGACTGCAACAGTTTCGTCAATTACTCGTGCGGGTACATCTGAACCGTTTGACCTTCAAGTCAACCGTAATGAAGTGTACGGTCACAGTAATGTTAATATAAATGGTTATAATGCTGCCGTAGCAGGAACACAAATTCCGCTATGGGAAAATGCTTCGACTTACACTTTTCCAGCTTCCGCTTTAACAATGACTGTAGTTAGTTCATCCGCTACGGATGCTTCTCCAGCAAAAGTAACTGTTAACGGATTAGATGCAAACTGGAATGCGATTTCTGAATCAGTTACTTTGAATGGCACTACTGGCGTAACTACTGTTAATCAATATTTACGCATTAATAGCGTAGCTATGACAACGCCTGCAACTGGTCAAACTACTAACGTAGGTACAATTACAGTTAAAAACGGCTCAACCACCTACGGTCAAATCAATGCTGGTTTAGGTCGTAGTCAAATGACTGTATATTCAGTACCTAATGGATTTAATTTCTATTTGCGTCGTATTAACTGCTGGTCAGGTAGCTCTTTGTCTTCAAACGTGTATATTTTTTACAATTTGCTGACTCAACAATTTGGAGCAGCATCACTTTCTGCCGCGCAAGTTAGCTTTACATTATTTATGGATGTTCATAGGTATTGCGCAAACGTGTTTGGTCCAAAGACTGATCTTCAGTTTTTGTTTTCAACAAGTGACAGTTCAACACAGCACGTTGCAATGTATGCTGAAGGACTATTGATTCAAGCTGATCAACCTGCTAACGTAACTCCATAATCATGCCATTAATCAAATCAAAATCTGAAAAGGCTTTTAAGCATAATGTCTCCGCTGAAGTCAAGGCGGGTAAGCCAGTTAAGCAAGCCGTAGCAATCGCGTATAGCGAAAAGCGAGCCGCAAGCAGCAAGAAAGCTGGCGGTCAACTGACTACAAAGACTCGCAAGTCATTGCCTAAGTCAGATTTTGGTTTACCAGGAGAGCGTAAATATCCTATGCCTGACCGTGCCCACGCAGCGAATGCTAAGGCACGCGCTACTCAAGCTGTCAAAGCAGGAAAACTCTCAGAGTCAAGCAAATCAAAGATTGATGCAAAAGCAAATAAGATTTTGGAAAAGAAATCTAGCGGCGGATCTACAAAAAAGATTAAGAACTGGTAATCATGGCTAAGAATGGTCTTTATGCTAACATTCATGCCAAGCAAGAACGCATTAAAGCTGGTTCTGGTGAAAGAATGCGTAAAGTTGGTTCTAAAGGTGCGCCTACTAAAGAGGCATTTATTGAATCAGCTAAAACGGCTAAAAAGAAAACAGGTGGCGACGTAAGTCTTTCAATTAAGAAAGGCGAAAAGCTGCCTACTTCTAAAGGTGCTGGTCTCACTGCTAAAGGTCGTGCTAAGTACAACAGGGAAACAGGATCACACTTAAAAGCTCCTCAACCCGAAGGTGGTGCAAGAAAAGATTCATTCTGTGCTAGAATGTCAGGTGTTGTCAAAAAATCAAAAGGTGACGCACCTCGCGCTAAGGCATCTTTAAAACGATGGAAATGTCCAGGATGGTGAAATGAGTACTAGCGGAACAGTAGGTCAAACAGTCGTCAGCGTTCAGGATCTTATTGATCATGGTGCTCGTCGCGCTGGTAAGTTAGCTGAAGAATTAACCGTTGAGCAGGTAAACGCTGCAAAGACCAGTCTTTATTATTTGCTTTCAAGCCTCACTAACTGGGGTATTAACTATTGGGCAATTAATAAAGTCGTCATTGGCTTAATCCCTGACCAAACTTATTACTACCTACCAGTCGGCACTGTTGACGTATTGAACGCCAACTATCGCACAACTACCAATATTACTACAGGCTCATACAGCACATCAGGCGTAACCGCTAATGCGTTTGACGGGACTGGACAAAATGTTTGCCAACTCAGCAATAACACTGGCGCAATCGGTATTAACGGCGGCTCAGGTAATCCTCTTTATATTAACACCGTAGGTATCCTACCTGCGGTTACTGGTTCAGTTACGATTCAAATTCAAGCGTCTAGCGATGGCTCAACATGGGAAACTGTTGAAGCTCCTGGAGCCGTAAGTTGGGTCGCTGGTCAATGGTTATATTATGATTTAGAAGCTACGGTTACTCAACCGTATTGGAGAATTCAACAGATTTCTGGCGTAAACATGGGTGTATACCAAGTTCAATTCGGTACGATGCCCGTGGCAATCCCTATGGCGCGTATGAACAGAGATGATTACTCAAACCTGCCTAACCGTCAATTTCAAGCGTTACGCCCACTGCAATATTGGTTTAACCGCACAATCCCTCAGCCAAATATGGAAGTCTGGCCAGTGCCTAACTCTATTCAGCCTCAGATTGAACTCTGGCTTAATCGTTATATTCAAGACGTAGGTGATTTGAGCGGTCAAATTGAAATTCCGCAATACTTTTACCTCGCGATTCAATGGGGATTAGCGCACCAAATGGCGTGCGAATTGCCTCAAGTGGATCCAGGTAGAATCACATACGCAGAGCAACAGTACGAGAAGCACTTACTCATGGCTCAAAACGAGAACAGGGATAAGTCTCCTATCTATTTTGCACCTAATATTTCACCATACACTAGGTAAAATATGCCAAAATGGTTAGATACAAAAGGTAATAATGCGCTTTCTATTGCTATTTGTGATAGGTGTAAATTTAAACGCGCTTATACGGATATTGTCAATGACGGTAATATTCCTGCTTTGCGCGTTTGCATTTACGGGTGTTCTGACCAATTTGACCCATATCGCTTACCCGCCCGTCAGCCTGAAAAGATTACTATTCGCTTTCCGCGCCCCGATGCAGACATCGCGGTTTATAATGACGCTATTACGACTGATCCTAACGTCGTTAATACACCGAACAATGTAACACAAGGAACTGAAGGTGAATGGGGTATTGCGCCTGAAACTTCAGAAGATGACTTAAACGGAAATTTGGATTCATTATCACCATGAACGTCAGAATTAGCCAACTCCCCGTAGCACCTTCACCAATCACTGGTGCTGAATTAGTCCCGATTGTTCAAAACGGCGAGACTGTTCAAGCTACGGTTAATCAATTAGTTTCTAGCCCTTCACAAACTCAAACATTCTTAACTATAAACAATGAACCAACGCTGCCTAATAGTCGTTATATCGGAACTGGTCTTGGTCTTGGGTTCACTGATGGCGGTGCTCAAGGTAAGTATTCAATATTTCTAAACGGTACATCTGGTTCACTTGAAAACGCAAGTTACGGCTTAATTGCAAAAACAGCGGCTGGTACAGTAGCTGCTCGAGTGCTTTCAGTTAGCGGAGCAGGTCTCTCCGTAACAAACGGTAACGGTGTGAGTGGTAACCCTACACTTGCCGTTACGGGGCTTCTCTACTCCCTCGCTAACCTCGGTGGCACTGGCTTATTATTTTCAAACGGAAGTAATCTCAGCCCTCTGAGCATTGCTGGGACTACAAATCAAATTAGCGTAGCTAGCGGTAACGGTGTTAGCGGTAATCCTACAATCTCATTCGCTAATGATGCGATATTTCCTGGTACTGGCGGTATTACCGTACCGAACGGAACTACGTCACAAAGACCTATTGCCCCTAACGCGGGTCAGATTCGTTACAATACTACTCTTTCCGCTTTTGAGTTTTATGAGGGTGGTATCTGGCAAATACTCGGCACTGGTAGCGGAACTGTAACTCAAGTTAATGGCACTGCGAACCAAATTAACGTAGCTAATAATACCACAACTCCAACTATAAGCATTGTAAACAATCCTGTGCTTCCTGGTGTGGGCGGTGTAATTATTCCTATCGGAACTACTGCGCAACGTCCTGGATCTGGTAACGGAACACTGCGTTACAATACTGACACAGGAACATTTGAAGGTTACGCTAACGGTGCTTGGGGCGCGATTACTACGGGTTCAGGTGTTACCTCGGTAGCGACTGGTACTGGTTTAACTGGTGGTCCAATCACTTCAACAGGAACTATTGCGATTGCTAACACTGCCGTTGCTGCTGGTTCATACGGTAACGCAAGCGTTGTACCGACTTTTACTGTAAATGCGCAAGGTCAATTAACCCTCGCTACCAACGTAAATATCAGTATTGCGCCTAGCCAGATCAACGCTACCATTCCTAACACTGGATTGACAAATAGTTCAGTTACTTATAACGGTGTTACCGTAGCCCTCGGTGCTAGCGGAACAATCACTGCTTCTACCACTTCTACCTTGACAATCGGAACTGGTTTGAGTGGCGGTTCATTTAATGGTTCCACTCCCGTAACAATTGCTAACACTGGCGTATTGAGTTTTTCAGGTGGGACTACAGGCTTAACACCTAACACCGCTACGACTGGCGCAATAACCCTCGCGGGAACTCTGGCTATCGCTAACGGCGGTACAGGATTGACCGCTACTCCCTCTAACGGTCAGATTGACATTGGTAACGGTACAGGCTTCACTCGCACTACTGTTACTGCGGGTACAGGTATCACTATTACCAACGGCGCAGGGTCAATTACTCCTTCTATCACTGCTACGGGCGTAACTGCAGGTACATACGGTTCATCTTCCGTCATTCCTGTTTTGACTATTAATGCTCAAGGTCAAGTTACCTCAATCAGCACTCAAGCTAGTAATGCCCCTGCTTATCAAGGTACATGGAACGCTAACACAAATAGTCCTACTTTGACTTCTAGCGTCGGTACAGCGGGTTATTACTACGTTGTAACAACTGCTGGTAACACTACTTTGAACGGTGTATCAGGCTGGAACATTGGTGACTGGGCAATATTCAGTAACGGCGCATGGCAAAAGATTCCTGGCTCAACCACTGAGTCATTTACAAACCTAATCACTACTAACCTGCAAGTCGGCGGTTTGACTGGTTTCGTTTACGCTAACAATACCACTGGTTATGCTACCGCAGCTACCACTGCTCAACTTTTATCATTACTTGGAGTAACTCCAGTAGCTAATGGTGGAACAGGTTTGAGCAGCTTAACAGCTGGTTCATTAGTTTACGGAAATGGCACTTCCGCGTATAACACTTTAGCAATCGGTACCAACGGTCAGATTCTCACTTCAAACGGGACTGCTCCCGTATGGTCTACTTTGAGCGGCGTAGCCGTTACTACA